AAGGGAGTGGAGGTTTAGGAACTTTTGTTGTCTTACGATACAATTCAGAAGCTTCTAAGAGTTTACCAGAGAATGTCTTAGACATATCTTGAATAGTTTCAAACTCCCTTCTTGACAACAAAATCCTTACATCTGGATGCCTTTTCTCAGCTTCCGCCTCGAATTTAAGCTTCATTCTGTAAGATTCATAAGAATTAATTGCTGCGTCATAAAAATCAAGTTTGCTGATATATTCGTCATTCAATATAGTATTTAAACTCTCACTTATTTGCACATAATCTAAAACATCCGCAAGAAGCGTAAAGTCTGTTATTTTATATTTATTAATAAACTCTAATACATCATTTTTTGTGTTATGAAAGAATGATGATTGCTCGTCTAAGATTCTCTTTATCTCTTTATCAGTTAAAGAATTGACAAAACGAGGAACTCCCTCTTCTATTTCATCAGAATCCCATACTCCTAAATACATCCCATACACAGCTAACATTGCCTTATTGTCAGTAGTAAACGCTTTGTAAGAGTCTAACTCCTCTATATTTTCTATTATTTTTTCTTTTACCATATTATAGGCTCTTTATTATTTTTTTGTAAATAAGCGTTAGTTAAAGAAAAGTGTTTGTTTCCAAACCAATTTCCATTGTTTGCGCTTAAAGGGCTCGGATGCCCAGAATACAAGAATAGGTTGTTATCTTCTTCAAGGTTAGACATGAATGAACGTGCCTTCCCTCCCCATAGAAGATATACAATATTTGGAACCTCATCTACTAAGCTTTTGATTACTGCTTTAGTAATGAATTCCCATCCCATGATTTTAGCATGGGAAAGGCTTACGTTTTCATCTACTGTAAGAATAGTATTTAATAACAGCACGCCTTGTTTAGCCCATCTCGCTAACAACGGGTCTTTGTTTAGATACAACCCTCCGTATACGTCCTGTTCTATTTCTCTGAATATGTTACGTAAAGAGGGCGGTATTGAATCGTTGTTTGTTGAAAAGCATAGGCCATTTGCTTCTCCTTCATGAATATATGGCATTTTGTTATTACAAAAGCTCTTTATCCTTTGTTTCTTATAATTTCTTATAAGGTCAGACTATATCATCACATATTAATGCGTTGCGCGCTCGTGTCACTTTACTGTCCGTTCTGGACTCCATGTGTTAGTCGTTGAACCTTTTAAGTATTCCTACTTAACTTGGCTGCTGATTGGCTTATTTTTCAACTTAGCGTTCCAGCAATTCACGCAATTTATACAGGACCCAATGTCTTGTAAATCATAGAATTAATAATATAAGGCTTTATTATATCTAAAAATAAATCAACACTTTGTTTCATTATGTATATAATATTGCCTTTTTGTAGGGTTGTTTTTATCTTAAACTTTGTCTCTAAAACATCTCTTAGGATATTACAATCATTAACGGAAAATCCTTGAGAATTCATTTGTATTCCTCCAGAAATTCCTCTTTTTTGACCATCATCCATAAACCAAATAGCTAATCCAAAAGCGTCTATTTTGTATATTTCTTCATTTAATATTTTTATATTATCTTTATAAAAAAGATTTCTATAATATGTAAATAAAGTATGGCTTCGTGATTTTGAAAAAACAGAAGTATATTTATTGTCAATATATCTATCTGATATTACTGTTGATTCATAAATAACTCCATCTAAATCATATTCTTTTAAAATAGAAACTTTATACTCTAAATAATCTTTCTGTTTTAAAGAGTGTCCTAATGATAATTTCGATTCTTTAGTTAATCCAGATATTTTTACAAGATACCCATCTCCAAGAATACTTCCTAATATAAGTTGTCTTAAAATATAATCGTTTTCAATTTTATGATACGCATTTGATTTTAAGTTATTTCTATATATAACACTAAGTATTCTTGTTTTGTTGTTTATGTTTAGTAATTTTGCGATTTGAAAATTACTATACCCTAATTTATTTAATTCTATAATTTCTAATGTTTCTTTACTTTTGTTCCTCATATTATTTTGTTTTAAATTCATACAACATTGTATTGTACAAATATACAACAATATTAAGCAAAAGTCAAGCTTTTTTTAATATTTTTTGACATTTTTTATTTAATCCTGTCCAAGTATCACCACCTTAGTATCTCTTGGGTAAAAGAATTTAAAGGCAGAAAATACGTTATGACTCTCTGGGAAAATAGTATGCGTTTTTCTTCTCTCACTAACTAATTTAGCGGTAGAGATTATGTGTTCTAATGGAACATAATTAAGCATCATTTTTAACCATTCATCAGGAATAGCATTTCTTATTTTTTCTTCATCACTCATAATCAATGATTAGTAATCCATCATTTTTATAGTAATATGCATCGTGATCGAAGTTATTAGATTTTACTATCTTATAATCTTCTATTAATTCATATACCTTTTCAAGAGACTTTTCTATCTTCTTTAATGGTATCTGAACTACGTCTACGTGATATGGATAAGTCGTACCAACAAATACGACGTAATATTCAAAAGTAAATAGAGGATAGTTCATTTTCAGAGGCAACCCATATAAGCCTAACTGCCTATCTATTGCTTCTAATGATAACTTTTCCTTAATTCTATCGGTTCTTTTATCTCGTTGTGATTTTGCTCCATAAGACTTCACGTCTATTACTTTAATTATCTTATTAGACAAATCTACCACATATCTATCTATCTTCATTTTGAAAGGAATATCTTTGATAATCATTTTAAACTCGATTTCATTATAGCCTTCCTGGCTCTTGTCATCGTCAAGATATCCTGATAAAATCAGTTCTCTTGCGAGTTTATGTTTCTCTATATTTCTTTCAATATGGGTAATAGTTTCGTATGCTGATTGTTGTAGGGGTGTTTTTCCATTTGAAGATTTTATCTCTTCTATATAAGGAAATAACTCTTGATACAAAGCTTCTGCTTTCTTCTCGTTATACTCCTTATAGGAATTTGAATACGCATATTTTAAATCGTTACCAGCTATGATAAGATTTGCAAATAGGTATTGGTTTGGGCTGGATGGCTTTGGTGCTTTTTCTATATAGAAATTATCAAAGAATGTTTTATTCTCTAATAGGTAAGCATGGATAGCAGTACCAGTTATCATTGCTGGGTTTAAGTGTTCCTCATCATCTGATGATTTGTTCATCATTTCTGAGAAGTAACGAGAACTTACTTCAAGATATTTTAACGAAGAGTTGCTTAATGATTCTTTATCATCATAATATTTGCTACGCATCTGTTTTATATATTTGAATTATCATTGACGTTTCCTCGTCTGGAACGTCCACATAGTTTATCCTAATACGATTTTCGTTAATAAGGTCCCTGCTATCATCGACTATTATTGCTGGATATTTTATTCTATCTGGCATATAGCTAACTTTACATTTACCGGTCTTATCTGAAGGCTGGATTACTTTAAAAAACTCTACATTGCCGCACAAAGCGTCTTGTATTGCTTTTATATAAATATAGGCAGTATTGTCTATGTCGCCACCCATCCTTCCTTTAAGGTTATCGTTAATCGTTACAGATAATCCTACTGGATAATCTACTATAGGAGCTGTGTTTCTGAAGTATTCATAAAAATACTTCTTTGTTTCAGAACCTATCTTTGATCTAAGAAAATGGTCTACTCCAGACCATAAGTCATTTCCTGAAATTTTGTGAAATCTTGGTTTTCCATGTGTCTTTATATTTTTTATAATTTTTTCCGTTGTTATTGCATCACACAATACTTCATTAATGAATATATATTTTGAATCATCACTATATTTCTTAGGTAATGGCTTCTTGTCTGTAATTTTATAGTACACTTTACGAGCACTATTCGACAAAGCTATTTCCTTGATAAAATTATTAATAATAAATTCTCTAAGTATAATCATTCAATATTTGTTTTAAATATTTATAAGCTCCTTCCAAAGATATCTTTTGAGCTAAATCGCTAATATCTTTTGAGAGCTCTTTTTGTATGAAAATTTGTTTGATGAAAGGATATGCTTCTACGGCTTTATTAGAGCCTATCACTCCCGCTTCATCATTATCAAACAGAATAAATATGTCATCAAATCGAAGATACAAATCGTTCATCATTTCGCTATCTAATGTATACGACTCTCCTTGAGGAGATATTGAAGGAATTTGCATTTCATGTAATACCATTACGTCTTTATGACTTTTCGTTATTATTAACAGCTTACCATTATCTGGCAGTTGTTTTAAACCACTATAGTCTTTATCAGATACGTTTCCTAAGAATCTAAGAGAAGATTCTGGATGGTATATTTTTATATGATCGTTTATTTGGTAACAATATATCTTACTTGATTTATTGTTTTTTTTATGCAGTTTAAAATGTTCTTCGCTTTCCTGTTTAATGAATACTTTATCTACAGCAAACACCTCGTATAAGGCTAAAGTTTCTTCTGTTATTCCATACGAATTCCAGTATCTAATGTCACGTTCCTCCATATTTCGATATTCAACCACTATTTTCTTATTAGAGCGTACTTTGGCCCTAACTGGCATGGTAATATCATTAATTGGAGAAGATGCGTCAGAACGCTCGTATGAAGCCGACAGGCCCATATTTAGGTCATTATTTATGTGTAGTAATGCAGAGTGAAAATCACACTTATAACATTCAGCAACAAAATCGAAAACACTTTGTGGTTTGTTTTGTGTAGCGAGTCCCCAATCTCTCCATACCCAAGATTGAGATCCTGGGAAGAACTTAAAAGTTAGGGAGGGGTCGGAGTCCTTTCTATAAGGAGCATTAAATTTTCTATTTTCGCAAATTGTTTCACCAAGATAGTATTCATAGATTACTTTTTCGCTTACAGAATCAAGTATGTTTTTTTTACTTAACGCCTTTTTGAACTTTAGAAGCATAAATATGATTATAATTATATATAACTTTATTCATGAATCTATAATACATCCTATCTTGTTTATCGTATTCTCGTGCCATAGTTTTAATGCTGTTTTCAGCACAAAAATGATTCAAAACCTTTCCGCTTAAAGGTATTTTTATTACCTCTTTAGTATGTGGATTGTAGGTTAATGAAAACCCATGTGAATGCATTAAATCATCATGTAAATAGCTTTTAATAAACTCTTCAATAATGTTAATACTTGGGAAAGTAGAAATATTAAGGACATCCCAGAAGGACATCCTTAATAATTTACTAAACAATTTCGCTTCTACCGAATCAGTAGTCGAATTATTAATGTCGATAAGATCCATTAGAATACATCCGAGTCGTCTTCATCAGCGGTAACGGAAGTATATCCTTTGCTTGTGTCAGGCACTTCTAATTTCTTATAATCATAAGAATTAGATGGGTTGTATTTCAGCTTGGAAGGATTTACAGACATATGCTCTGCAAAGCTTTTAAACGCAAAGGACGCGGCTACAGCCACATCTCCTTTAGAGTTTAAGAACTCTTCTCCGGTAAATTTGATTCTCACCTCTTTGTTCTTTAAGCTCTTACTGATAGATTCTACAGTAACTTCTGTTTCGATAGGCTTCTGTACTACTACCTCTAATAAATGCTTAATACGCGACGTAGTGGCTTCCATGCCCTTGTCGGTAGAGATATACATCTTTTCCTCATGTTCGGCACTTCCGTCAAGAGATTCGCATTTAATGGCAATATACTTCTTACCGTTTTTGTTTTCCTCTATAGTCACGCCCAGGATTTTCACTTCATGAACCCCTGGTTCGATTCTGTCTTTAAAGGTGTTTACTGCCGATTCTACGCCGGCAAATCCAAATTTTAATTGTTCCATACTATTTATTCGTTATGATATTTTTCGATCTTAGCAATTATCTGACTGTAATCATTCTCTTCAAATAACTCTAAAGCTCCTTCCGGAGATTTTGCTTCTTTCCCGCTACTGTTACGGTTGGTTAAAAAGCGATAATGCACAACTCCGTCTTCTTCTCTTACGTCTGTATGTAAGATATAAGATACGTAACTCGGAATCTTGATTTGAGAATCAAGTAGTTTCCCAGGAGTAAGGAATTTTACAATACGATTGTCTTCTAAGTCACTCGATTGCTCTACGTGACCTATAAGGATAATGTATAAATCTGGACGAAGCTCATCTTCCATAGCTAAAATAGCATTGAAGGTATCTGTAGCAAATTCTCTCCATTTGTCATAACCCTTTATAGCAGAATCTCTCATTACTCTTTTTGTGAAAAAGTGAGTGATATCTTCTACCACAATAGTTTTGAATTTGTTTCCTTCGTTGATTTTTCGTATCAGATTTCCAATTTCAGGAATCGTGTTTACTAATTTGGTGTTCTTGGTTTCGTCGTTATATAATTTACGAGACCCAGGAAAAGGTAAGTCCTTATTGTTTGGGCGTATAATATATGTAGTTGACGGGTCAAGATTTTTGATTGCTCTGGATTTCAGATTGTTATCTCATAGATTTTTTATTCTATGATTCTTATACTTCATTTCGTATAAGCTCAGCATATGTTTTCATCTACAACTTAATGTTTAGATGCAGCGGCCTCTTGGATGGATTATATTTTTTCACCATCTATGCGTTGCCCCTGACTATACTTTATATAGCCTTCGGTTCAAGTTGGGATTCTCACCTTTCTTGCTTTATTCCGCTGTTATAATTTTGGTCATTTCTGACTAAAACGGCAAATTCTACCTGTCCCAGGCTCTCCAATTGATAGGATTATTTTTCCCATTCTTTTAGTCGTGTTAGTAATACATAATCGGCAGTTAGACTTGCTAACTCCTCTTTAGTAATAGTATCCTTTAATAACGCAGTCTGATGCTTTAAGATGTTTATCTTTAAAGCTTTTATCTGAGCATCAAGGGGTAGTTTGTTGAAAGATGTCTTATACCTTTCTCTACTCGCGCTTATTGCATTTTTACATACGACAGCGAGTCCTTTAGGAGTGTTGTCTATTTCCTCTACGGAATTAGTTAGCTTAGAATACTCTTCCTTAGTGATAACACTATTTTTAGGAATCCTCGTATTAAGCTTAACCTTTTCAATCTCTTTGAATTTTACAGTAACAATTCCATTGTCAATAGTACATCTTGACGGAAGATAATGTTTCTCTCCGGCCACTATTTCAGTTTTGCCAATTACAATAGATTTGAAATCCTTATTCAAAACAGAATTTATGGTTCCTTCCCATTGATAAGTCAATTCGTTAAAGAAATATTGAATATCCAATAACGGAACCTTTAGAGTTTTCACTCCCTCTTTTTTATTCGACACTTCATATTCAAGAATAGTTTCATGTATTCCTGATATATTTGTTGTCTTCTTGCCTTTGTATAAGACTCTCATATCTCCATAAACACTTATAAACGAAGTGGGTATGTATATATTAGCTGGCTCCATATAAGAAGCTATCTTTTTACTGTCTCTAACAGTTAGGCGGAATCCAAATTTAATTGGTTCGGTTTCGGCAGATAGTATTAAATAATACCTTTTTTTAGCGGCATTATAATAAAATATATCTCCTTTATCAAAAGAATATGTATCCTCAATTTCTCTATTGGAAAATCTTTTTCTTTCTGGTTTTGATGACTGCAAACTTGCAGACAAAAGAACTTTTTCTTTTAACTTTACAAAAATCATGTTATTTCCATATCATATGGGTAGTATAGTGTTCCTTTATCAAATCCTTGTTTAAATCTTATCATTCCTTCTTTTCCATAATGCCTACTTTTTAATATATGCATCGCAACCAAATCTTTTGTTGGGAATTTACTCGTACCATAATATTCAATGCCTAATCGCTCAGGTCTGTTGATAATTATAACCGTATCCGCTATCTGGTATACTTGCCTACTGGAGAATATATCTCCTTTTTTAGGGTAATGTTGAGATGGGGTTTTGATTCTATCTGGGGATTCTATGTTGTCGTTTAATTGACCTAATACAATGACTAAAGCATTATACTTTTTTCTTATATACAGGGCAATTTTAGAGAATGCTGAAACGAGTTCAGTTTCCGATGATTCATCGAGATATTCAACTAATAGAGTATGATCTAAAGTTATCACAAGTTTAGAATCTGGGAATTGTGCATGAAAAGCTTCTACGGTGTTTAAAATCTGGGTTCTGTTTCCTGCCGTTTCTACATAATATATTTTATCAGTATCAACGGTTTTGGACATGTCAAGGATGTTGGAATACTCCTCATCGGTTAACCTATTTTCAACAGACATTAAATCGCTATAGCTCTTGCTCAATCTACCAGTATACGTTCTTATGATTTCATCATGCGCATTCATTTCGAATGTAAATGATAATATCTTGTAGTCGTATTTGAAATTCTTGTTTATTTGACTTGCGAAGTCATCACGTAGCATATTCAGTATGTAACTCTTGCCGGAGCCAGATGCCCCTAAGATGTAAATAGATTGACCAAACCTAAAAGCTCCTCCTACTGCTTGATTTAACTTATGCCATCTGGAAAATAATCCAGGGGCAACATCACGCATGGATTTTGCGATTATACTATTTGCTCTTTCTATTGCGGTTGTTTGAGTAACATATTTTAGACTAAAGTTCGGCTTCTCCATACTTAATAGGCATTGTTACATTTTCTTCTCCGCCATAAATATATGCGTCACATTCATCAGCTAATGTTGATTCTCCGTCTTTTAATATAAAGTATTTAGCTATTTTTATGTAGCCATATCCTTTAAAGGCGAATCTCTCTATATAAGCTCTTGTTGCTTTAATGATAACATCTTTATCATACTCTGGATATCGAATACGAAATCTACGCATCTTATTCAATGCTTCAGTAGCGCTTGGTCGTACTCGATATCCTCCGCTCTCTATCCCTTTGGGCCATAAATCTACCCACTCTTGAATCCATGTGGCAACATTTTCGTTTTCAGTAAGAACAGAAAACCCTTGTGTAGCACTTAATGAATATATTGTTTTTACAACGTCATCATTTCTTCCTGGAGAATACTCCACTAATCCCTTCTCTTCCGTAGCAATTATGCACGCTTCATCAAAGGGGAATAGAGAATTATATCTTGCCAATTGGAAATAACCGTCTAATCCAGAATTAATTAAATAAGACACACAGTATTCGTTTATTGTGATATTCTTATTAATTAACGCATCAGTATCTATAATTATTTTTTGAGACATGTAATATAAGTTAGTTACGGGCAGGCAACAACTGAATTACATTATTCAAATATAGTTAAGGCACTTAAAGCGGCATTTTTTACTATTCCATTTTGTGTTTCAAAATAAGTTGGAACAGCGTCAGTATTAGAAATAAGCATAACATCGTCAAGTTCATAGAATAAGTCAATATCCATAATCATCATGTTGTATTCAGTAATAAGAATTAAACCAATCTGATTAGCTTTGCAATAAATTGCTTGAGGAGTTAGTTTTACAGCGTCATAGTCATTAGCAGATATACCATTCATTAAATCTTGTATATTGCTAAGTTTCCCTATAACGGAAGCTACATTCCAAGTAAAAGAATACGAAGGAGAATAAGAGTAAAATGTATGCTTCATTTGTACGTCGCTATAATTAGCCACAACGTATTTTGGCATAGCTTCTACAACTAACTTTCTATTCATATCCTTATCTGTAGCATTAGCTATCACCATTAGCCCATACGAGCTATATAATGACAGAGAAGCTCCAAGTAATTGAGAACTTGTTGATGACTGGCTGTCAATTATACATGGCGCATAGTCAGTGACGTTAGTGGAAATTGGATTCCCAGCAACATTTAAAAACTCATACTCTCTATCAGATTGTAAAGTAACGATTACATAGTCTTCTTGATCAGCCAAGCTTTCTAAGCCGTTTAACAATTCAAATAAAACTTTGTTTGTATACCTTGATGTTTTTCTTACGAATATTTTTCTTGAATACTTGTCCCTATATGTTACAGAACCGTATTTGTATGCTTCAATGTGAGATAAATTCTCGAACATATCATGTAATACAAATTCAGATAATGCGACATTTTTTTGTTTAACTATTATTAACATTACAGTAACTCTTTTTTATTAGTAATTAATTTTTGACCATTGTTTTCAAATTCCCTGTATTCAGAAAGTTCTGAATCGTTTAGAAAATCCAATCCTTTTTTTACATCGAATTTCTGTCTTCTTAGGTTCATGTAGTCAATCAAGTATTTAGCCTTCTTAGGGAAGCTCGATTTAACGACGTAATCCAAAGAGATTTCTTTAGAATTAATGATTTCTAATTTGTTATTTTCTACAAACGACAATATTGCCATATATATCAATATGATATTTTTTACTTTTACATATGACAATGATGCTGCATGAAGACGGAACTCTATTGTATGGTTTTGAATTCCAGTAATACTAAATAATGAAGGAACAAAATTTATCCACCAATATCTCGGAGTGCTTTGATTGTAGCCACAATTTCTGCCAGCGGGGTGATTCAGTTTTTTATTAACCAATTGTCCAGGTTCGTTTCCTAAAGAGACTATTTTAACTATCTCTTTATAAGCGGTGTCTATTGAATTAGAATAATCATACTGACTTACTGAAGATTTTATTTTCTTCATATTATTACAGTAAGCGTTTCCCCTTCTTGAATAAGGCATTAACTCAAAGAGTTGCGCCTCTAATTTCTGGGCAAGAATCCACAGTAACACCATGTTTTCTTTATTAAAATCGAATCCTCCAAGATGGACGTGTATAGAGCATGTTTTATTAATCTTAGTATATCTCGATAATACCTGGAAAATCTCATATAGATGAAAAAATCCATAGTCTCCAGTTAAGATACCAGTTACATATTCTCCTCCATAAGCTTTTTGGTGTTTGTCAGAGTATATTGACCCGTCATATTCCGATTTGACATTTAGTCTATGATGATGAAACTGAGGAATTGTTCCAGAGCAGGTTTCTATTTCTATTCCAAAAGTATACTTTTTCCCTTCTGTAATAATATGAGATGGGGATTTTACTCCCATCTCATATAATTTTCTTGCTTCAACATACATGTTATCCTTCAAATGAAATACATTATTGAACGTGTCGTAATGCATCTCTGAATATTTGTTATATCCGATTTGTCCCATCAAAGGGATGTCTTCTTTTTTAGCAAAATATCCAGAATCGCGATACTCCTCATATCCATTCTCTAATAAGGATCGATAATCATTAGCAAATTCTACTGACTTTGATAAGCTATTACTAAAAGTCTGTACAGGGAACGGATAATTAGAGCTCCTGTTTTTGCTAAATTTTAGTTCTTTAATTTTTGATTTTAATATCATATTTATTCATTTGGGATTACATCAATCTCATCTAACGTGAGAGTTATATCTTCGATGGTTGTCATTAAATCAAGATAAGCAAGCGGAATTCCATCCGTGTCCACAAAAGTACAATCCACTGAAGATTCCTCCATTGCCTGATGCAAAGATGTTAACATCTCTACAGTAAATACAAGGTCAGCTTTAAGTATCTCACACTGATTTATTTTTGCAAGAAGCTCATCACTTTGTTCTACAGCACATTCTCCTACAGCACAGTCTTTTCCTGCCGCTGTATCATCTTCTTTAGTGTTTTCCACTACGTAATGTTGTAAATGGCATATTGTTCCGGCGATATCTTTTGGAATAGACAATAAATATTCTGTAGGAATATCAACAACTTTTTTCAACGCATACGAATAGCATGTTGCAAAAGTCTCTTCTGGATTAAGTGCGTTAGCAAAAATCTCTTGTAGGTACAATAAAGAACCATTTTCAAGGATTTTTGTTTCTGAGTTTTCTCCAACTCCTTTTAAGAATATTCCAGCCTTTACTGCTACAAAGTCTCCATTTTTAACAATAGGAGATACGATTGTAAATTCAGAATCTTCAAACCAAACCTTACTCACTCCATCATACTCTTTAAAAGTACATTGATATCTTTTGTTGCTTCCAGATACCGTTGTAGATTCTATTTTAAATACTTTAAATAGCTGTTGTGGGTATGAGTAATTAACAATGATACCATATCTTCCGTTTAAAGTAGCGGAACCGTGTATCGGTAAAGACATTTGCTGGTTACTTGGATATCTGTTGAATTCGTTATTGTAATCGTTATCGTAGATATCGTCGTAAGCTGCCGAACGAGAACCCCCAGTGTAACTTCCCGTTCCTCTTTGAAAAGAATTGACGTACTTTGCTGGTCTTTTAATTGTTATGCCCTCCCCAACGAATTCGCCATTTGTAATGGTAAAGACTTTGTTTATTGGGAGAGATGTAATATTTGTGGCATTAATAATTTTCAAACTTTCTTCTGTAGAAGAGAAATACATTCCTTCTTCACGGGTTCCGTAAAATAGAGGTCTGTCTTCGTTTCTAAATACATAAAGAGTATGTAAATCAGTCTTGCCTGCCCATAACAATGCGGCGGCTCCTTCAAATTGTTCTAAAACATCGTATTTGTTTTCTTCAGCAAAATGGTTAACATCCAGCGCTTTAATGAGAAAATCACTATCTACGTCTATAGTAGTGGTAGGAATCTTCATTTTATTAGCCAAAGCATACCAGCCAGTAAGCGTTCCGTTATGAGCTCCAACTAAGTTGTCGTGTTCAAATTGATGTGCGTTCTTTTTTATCTTTAATCCGATAGTTGCCTGCCTAACATGGCCAATAAACAACGAGCTGGATTCGATCTGGTTCTTTGACAGAAAGATATCAACGATGTCGCTATCTTTTATCACTTCTGTTCCAAAATACATTCCTGACGCATGTTCTCCTCTTTTCATATTAGAGAGCATGAGCATCGTTAAAGCATTTATGTCAGAAGTTCTTCCTTCGTTAGCTACAAAACCTACTAATCCACACATATAAACCGTTTTTTGATAATTACAGCATCTTTGTTATTATCATCTTTAATATGATATTGTGTTTCTGTTTCTCCAACTACTGCATAATTCTGCCCGTAGGAGATAACATCAGTAATAGGATAAACACACTTAATATGTTTTATTGGAGCCGGCGGAACCTGTTCTTCTAAAGAGGCAATAGGAGGAATTACTTTCTCAAAATTACTTTCATGGTATTTTGCTAAAACCATTTTTTCATTTATGATATAAAAGAATCCGCCTAATGTAGAGGCTACAAGATATTCTTTGCCTTGTTTTAAGAACTTAAATTTGTTTGTTGTACATATAACATGTTCCACGTCTTCGAAGATAAAGTTTTGTTTCATTCTCGATGATAGTTTCCCGCTATCATCACGGATTACAAAGGTTTTTCCCTTGTCCACTAACAGTTGATATTTTACACCTGGAGTTATGTTTTCTAACTTTGCGTTAGGTTTTAAATAAGCTACTTTCATTTTTTATTCTTTGTTTAGATATTTGTTTAACCATATGTAATTTCTAACATTTGAAGAGTCAACATTCAAAGATTCCTCTTTGTTTAATTTCCCTTCATAAAATAGGTTTAAGACTAATATAAGTCTCTCTTGTACGTATTCAGCTAATGCTGGAGCAGTGTTTATCTCAAGGATGTATACATTATCCAAAGCGTCTACCATAACGTCTATAGCGCAGATATCGATACCAATGACCTTAGCCGCTTTTATCACTTCTTTTACTACAGGTAGTTTATAGTTTTCCCATTGAACGTATGTCCAAGTTAAACCATTAGTATCGAAGTTCCAAGGCCCTTTAATTCCGTTGTTAGGATTAGGCTTTTCTTTGATACTAACAATTCTTCCAAACGCATACTGTACTCTAAATTCTTGAGTTTTGTTTATATACTCAGAAGCATACCACATTGGATATTTCTCTTTAGCTAATACAGCTCTTGCTTCAGAAAGTGAATTAACGAGATGGAAATTCTTTCCGGCTCTATGGTAATGAGGCCTGATTACTACTCCATTGGAATAATTTAGCTCATCTAAAAACGTAGCATTCGTCACTGTATACGGTACGCGAATCATGTTTTCCATCATGAGTGCTCTAAATTTGTCTTTATGAGAACACAAAGAAAGAGCTTCTACTGGATTAATTACTGTGCAGCCATTCTCATTTAGAGGCATCCTTGCTCCCCATCGTATAAGAGTATCGTCTGGGTCGATGTTTACCGATTTAACGATAGTCATTTTGCCATTGCTTTTACGTTCTCTGTAGCCGGTAGCTACCTGTTCGCAAAGAATAACATTATGCTTAGGGTCGATTTTAGCGAACAGAGTCCTTATCGTAGGGGTTCCGTGTCTTGATGTAACAATAATATTTTTCATTATATTAATGATAAATTGTATTTTTCATTAAGCTCCAATGCTTTCTCTACGTTGTTGTAGTTAATAACATCTTCAATGATAGATAATTCTTCTGGGAAATTGATAGCCATTGCTTTCTCGAAAGCCTGATTTGTAAGATGAAATACCTTACTCATATGCTCTCTGCTACCTAACCAGAAGTTCGATACAGAGCGATATTCTACTCCATATGATTTGAATCTACAAGAACCAGCCTTACCATAAAGTGTTTTTCTGAGAAGATCTGTATCGTGTATTACGCTATATAGACCAACATACAAATCCATGAACTTAATCAAGTTTATCTGCTCTTCCATAGTTGGATTGTCCCATCCGCAATGTAAATGTCCGCCTGCCGACCTGATTAATGACGATGCGTTAGGAGATTCATTGAATTCCATTGCCCAAATGTTAATATCTGGATCGCATCCAAATAACAACGCCTGTTCACTAACCAGTTCACCTTCTTCAAAGGCATTAGAGGCTATAGGCAAAGCGCTTACAGTCTTACCGGTATTCTGGAATATAATGTATTCTATCGCTTTAGGCATCAGTTCATGATAACGAATAAAATCCTCAAGGTTATCTGTTGCTGGAACATTAAATTCAGCAAGGACGTTATCTTCTTGTACAGCGAACCCTTCGCCTAAGTCAGTAAGACGTAATGGAGCGGCTTTTGTTCCTCCAAGCATTCCTTCTACTGAAATGATTTTACCTTCATGTTCTATGAACATCTCTGGGTCAGACCCTATCTTTAACTTTTTCATTTTTTTGTGTATTTCGTTAATAACTTCATTAAGTTCTCCGCATCTTTTTTGTCAATAAAATCCTTAAACATCTTCATAGAATCTGTAATATCATCTTTTCTATATGCAGTAGAAACCATCTTCCCTATGCAATTAGATATATTACCAGTCTTTTCAAGACGAGATAGCATTTCTGCCGGATCATAAAAATGGTCGTAAAAATTATGAGGATAATAATAGTACATATAATGAGACATCTCGACTAATTGATCCTTAAAATATCCATGACATAAGTCTAACAAAGCATACGGATTGTATTCCTGATTTACATCTTTAAGTAAAGTTCGCATTTCAAGATATAGCCCTACTATACTTTTACTATTCCATATATAATCAAGGAGACGCAAAAATGAATTTGTATAAACTATATAACGTCTTGATCCAGTACTTTTGACGGGGAAAGACAGTTCGTAATAGCCCCTTCTGTTGTTTTCAGAGAAACAGTTCTCTCCAAAGAATGATGTCCCCTCATAGGTAACGTCTAAACAAAAGTCTTCGTTAATTGCGTTAACCCAATCTTTAACAAATTCTTCTGTATACTTAGATTCGTTGTACCAAAAGGAGTTTATTATTGTAGTATCATATTTGGCGCCACCTATAGGATCGCAACAACTAAAACTTAAATGTGATCCACATCCAGCTTTTACAATTTTTCCTCCAATAGTTGCATCAGAACTAAGTTTAAGAGACAATATACTATAAGTTTTGTCAGATTTTTGAGGTTGAGCCATATTTTTTCAAAGTTATATAATTTGCAAACTGAACAAACTTTGATGTTACACTCATCATCTCAGGATGCCCCTGGAAGCACATAGCTCGTATCTTAGGATAGTACACAATCTCTGGCTCACATTGTAGCTCTTTAAGAATAGTGTCGTCATCCATCAAGTAATGACGTGACAGGCCATTAGTCCAACCAATTATCTCATAATCTTCTTCAGGAAGATCGAAAGGATACATCATCTGATGATGAATGCTATTAGTAGTAATAACATCTTTCTTTCCATCATCATCAACTACGATGTCATGATATCCATGATGATTTGATACATCTTGAACCAATTTGCCTCCAGCTAAGGAGGTAAGTAATTGAGCGCCACGGCACAAACCAATGTGGAACTTACCTTTATTTTCATTAAAGATTCTAACCTCTTCCTTATCTCTGTGCTCTGATGGCCAGGTACATTTAGACGGTTTAGCACCATATAACAGAGGACTAATGTCTGCTCCTCCAGGATATATGATAACATCGGCTTTGCTTGGCGAGTTAACAACCTCAAAGGCGTTACCAAGCCAAGCGGCATCATGGATTCCATGAATAGAATATACTTTTATTTTCATACTTGTTTTAAATTTTTAATTTGTGTGTAGTATTTTGCTTTGTCTTTGGAAATAACAGCAAAACCATTAAAAGAACCTTCAAATACGAATACGTCTTTTGTTGTGTTAATGTCTTTTTCTTTTGTATATTTAGACCGTTTAACAAACATACATTCGTCTCCGTATTTGAAATCTGGAACAAAATCATACGATATGTTGCAATGCTTAATAAAAGGTTCAACATCTTCTAACAACACCCTTTTTGAAATCTTAGTCTCAGGATTTATGCCAATAAGTATCAATCCAATACCATAATCGTCTATACGACAATGTTCGGTAAATTTCATTATAGAGCCAACCATCTGATTATATTTGCCATTAGAGCATCTAAGTACCTTAAAGTACATATTTCTCGTATTTGGTTCCGGTACAAAATGAGCAAGAGAAAGCTTTTCTAAGCTAACGGTAAGGATATCTCCTAACTCGTTTAATAACGTAGCTTCTTTCGTTTCTTTTTTAATGCCTACAATAACGGCAATGGGTGCGTCAGTCTCGTATTCAACAACCTGATTAATCCTGAAACTTAGAGTTTCCATATTTAGGACGTTCTACGTCGTATTTTAATTCTTTGATCGCCTGAATAATGTTTCCTACTTTGTAAAACGATTCGGAAGGCTTTATTCTTCTCATTATTCCATTTTTATCGGTGAAGATTAAATCTTTCATTTTTTTCTCTTTTTAAGTTTACATTTGATTTGCTTCGTCAATTATTTTGTGCCAGATAAGTCTGGCTTTCGCGTCAAGCTTCTTTGCCAGTTCAAAGTTTTTGTTGGCAAGAGCGCTATCTTTTTTAGCGAAGATTTTATCTACTGATTTCCTACATGTATTTCTGTGGAAATTAGCATGCGGAGTGAATGATATTATTTGCTTATGATTCATGTTTAGAATAGATTAAATTAGTTTGTTTTGTAATCAGAACTTCATCCTCTACGGAACGTGTTATCGTGCTATTGTGGATGATATATTCTATCTCATGAACACGAATATTGTGTCGATTGATAGCGGAGAGAATAGTTTCGCCTTTAATGAAGATTTCTTTCTCATACAGTGTCTTTTCGTCCTGTATTCGTAATAGTTCTTCTTGTCTAACGGCGTTTAAGAGTATCTTGTTAAAAGACAAGATCAAGGTAAATTCTTCTACTACTTTTTTATACTTATTATTTTCTATAATAGTATGTAGTAGAGCCTTTTTGTTTTTTATTTCCTCAAAGTTCATTATTTCATGTTGTTTGTAAAGGATACTATTCCTCTACTGTTATGAATCTCTNTAACGTGTCCAGAAAACCCTTGGTCTATATCATAAAATTCTTTTGTATACATACACTTTTTCTTTAAAACATAAAAGAATCCTACGTCTGCAGGATATACAAAGCTACCAATTTTAATAGCTTCTTCCGGAGATACTGATCCGTCGTACAGATAAAACATTCTTAGAAGTAAAGATAAGAAGCTTATGAGAAACAATTTCCTTCCCCATACTTCATTAACTTTTATTATCATGTAACCATCTTCTACGTATTCAATAGTAGAATAAGAATCTAATAGCATGATATCTTCAAAATAGTTTACTATTTTTATGATATTAGGCATGTTCTTGAGATACTTATTCTCTAATTCTTGCATATCATTGGTTAATGTTTTGCCTGAACCCGTTCCAGGATTCAAAGTTTTCAATCCTAAGTAAAAATAATTGTCATTGAATATATTATTTATCTTAGTATATTCAAATCCATATATTGAAGGAAGTAACTTCCCAATATTTTCTGCATATATGACATCATTCAGATAGTCTTTACAGGCAGAGAAGGGCATCACGGCCCTGAATTTGTCATCATCTTTTACGACAATGGCAAATCCAAGACCACTATTTCTGCCTTCTGCCAAACCGGCTCTTGGGAAATCATCAATAATCCTGCTCATTGTTGATTTTTTTAGTTTTCGCCCTGTTTATCGGCGTTAATTTAGCTCTTTTTTTATTCACTTTTGGGAACTCTTGCTTTTTTTGGGACTTCATCAGGCAATGCTTTTAATAAATCTTCAAAATGTGGCTTTGTTTTAGCCTTTGATTCAACATATTTTCTGAACGACGTAAACGCTTTTTCTTCCAAGCGAGCAAGCATCGTATCTTCTTCTACTGAATTGAATTGCGGATGCGCTCGTATGTAGTTTTTAATCGTTTCCACACCTTTTTTTGTATACTTTACAGCCTCTATTACAGGAATAGCAAGGCTAATAGGGAGATGGTCATCATCTTCATGCATAAAAACAGCGTTAGTCGCTGAGAAATATAATCCTACTCCGATAAAGATGATAATGATTGCTAAAATAATAAGAAATGTTGTCATGGTTTCTTAGTTTGCATGAACAAAGTTCGGGTTTAACAAAAGGCTATGATCTAAAGTGGAGGCCGCTTGTCTAAAGGTGTGTAGTGGGTTTTCATTCTCAGAAACCAATACTTCGTGGATAACGGCTCCATGTAACAATCTTCCTTCTGCAATTTTTCTCCCAATACGTTTGGAGAAGTTGTCTTTTTTAGAAGTTCGAGAGGCGGAGAATTTCATGATTCCATCTTCAATAGTAGCAGCGATAGCTACTCGGTTGTTTTGTCTTACACTAACAGGAGTGTAATAATGAAAAATTTTTTGCATTTGTTTTTAAATTAAAAGATTGATACTATTGTTGGCTTCCAGGTTTTTTATAAGCTCCTGGGCTTCTTTGGTTTGCTCTTTGAATTACCGGATTTCTTTCGAAGTCTTCGATTCTGGCTTTTAGGTTTGCAATTCTTTTTTTGTACTTCATGGCTTTTCTTTGTTTAACATTTTTACTTTACTAAGACATTCTAT